ATGTTGAGTTCTGCTGCTGTGGCAGTAACACCGTCAAGAATGTTGAGTTCTGCTGCTGTGGCAGTAACACCGTCAAGAATGTTCAGTTCTGCTGCCGTCGATGTGACGCCGGTTAGATTGGCAGGATTCAAACTGGTGAGGTTTGCACCGCTAACTGCTGGCAGTGTTGCAGGGAAACGTGCATCAGGAATCGTGCCACTAGTCAGATTTGATGCTGACAAAGTCGTGAGATCGACAGTGGTATAAGACAGATTTCCCGAACCATCTGTCGTCAATACCTGACCGTTCGAGCCGTTAGAAGCAGGCAAGGTGAAGTTCACATTACCGCTGTAATCAGCGTGAGCAGGTGCTTTGATTGTAACCTTATGGGCGTTGCTTACCTCGCAGTACATATCGATGTATGCGGGGTTGCTTGTCCCTGTACGCATGGAGATAGCGCCGTCAGAAATACTTACGCCATCAATTATACCATCACCACCGAGATGAATCGTGCGCCCTTGATCTGATGGAACATAGTTAGTGCCGTTGTAGGTCAGCACATGCCCTGTCAGATGCCCTGTTAGATCGACGTTGTTAGCGTCACCGACACTGAAGTTGGCGAGTTCAAACGTACCATAGGCAACCATGTCCACGATATCGCCACTTGCTGCGGCAGAGGAGAGCGTGACACTTGTACCGTTGGTAGCTGTGAAGTCGTTGTCTGGATCGAGCTTAATACCGTTGTGGTAGACATCAATAAAACCTGAGTCATATGTGATCGGGAATACGGTAGTAGAACCTGTGTACGTGCCTTCAGAAGTGCCGACAGCGTAGGTCTGTCTCTGAGACGTACCGTTCACAGTAGAACCGGCTGCAACCCATCCACCCGATCCGTACACCTTCATAGTGTCTGTGGTCGAGTCAAAGTAGAGACTGCCAATTACAAGAGCATCACCGTCATTATCGACTGTCGGTGCGGACGATTTTGCCCCAAGGAAGCGATCATCGAATAGGTCGTATGAAGCGGCAGCATTGTTCGCGCTTGTCAGAGCGTTTGCAGCAGATGTAGCGGCGTTAGTCTCGCTGGTTGCCGCGTTTGTCTCGCTGGTCGCGGCATTTGCAGCCGATGTCGCCGCAGCCGTGTTACTTGCGTTGGTTGTATCAACGTAGTCCTTAGTAGCTGCATCAGACGCAGCAGACGGCGTAGGCAGACCTGTGATGCTGTTGCTGCCCATTGTAATGTTGCCGGTCATAGTGCCGCCAGCAAGAGGCAGCATAGTATCGGCATACGCCTTGGTGGCAGCGTCTGTGTTAGCAGTAGGAGTACCAAGACCTGTGATCTTGCTGCTGCCCATCGCAATAGCACCAGTCATCGTACCGCCAGCTAGAGGCAGCTTAGTGGCGATGCTGTTAGTGATGGTGGTGCTAAAGTTAGCGTCATCACCGATAGCAGCGGCAAGCTCGTTCAGTGTATCCAACGCACCCGGTGCGCTGTCCACGAGACTAGCCAGCTCAGTATCTACGTAATTCTTAGTAGCAGCATCCTGAGCGTTTACCGGATCAGTGACGTTGGTCAGCGTCGTTGACGTAAAGTTGGTAGTGCCGTTGACCGTCAGATTGTTCAGGGTGGTAGTGCCGGTAGATGCAGTGACATTACCAGTCACATCTCCTGTGACATTACCAGTGACGTTGCCTGTGACATTACCAGTTACATTGCCTGTCACGTTGCCAGTAAGCGCACCAGTAATGCCTGCATTGGCATTCACAGTCGTGAAGCTACCCGCTGCACGAGTTGTACCACCGATGACGACGTTGTCTGCCGTACCACCGTTGATGTCAGCCGTAGCGAGCGTGGCCTGACCGGATGTTGTCACCGTGGTAAATGCACCAGTAGAAGCGGAGCTTGCACCAATAGCTGTGCCGTCGATTGCGCCACCGTTGATATCGGCAGCACCAATTACCACCGAGCCTGTACCGGCTGGTGTTAGCGTGATGCTTCCGTTGGCATTTGTTGCGGAGATGGTGTTTGCGTCGAGCTTGAGGTTGTCAACGCGAAGATCAGTAACGGCAGAGTTCGTACCGATGGTTACTCCATCAATAGACCCACCATTAATGTCAGCAGTGGTGACAGTGCCAAGATTGCTAACAGTACCGCCTGCAAAAGTGACTGTTCCGTTTGCTGAGAGGTTGGTGAAGTCTGCTGTTGCTCTGGTTGTGCCGCCGATGTCTGTTCCATCGATTGAACCTGCATTGATATCAACTGTATCAGCAACGAGACTGTCGATGTTGGCTGTGCCATCAAGGTAGAGGTCTTTGAACTGCTTGCTGCTAGAACCCAGATCAATGTCATCATCTGTGGTTGGCTCGATCACACCGTCTTTGATAATGACCTGCTCAACAGGGTTGCTGCTTACCTCTACGTAGAATTCGATTTCGTTGTTGGTCGTATCAATAACGACTTTGTTGTTCGGTGCGGTTTCACCAGCATCACCAATAAGACCAATGACCGGACCTTCAGCCGTTGTGCCGTCGTGCTTATGTCCAGTGGTGTTGGCAAATGCGTCCAGCACCTGATTGAGTTCAGCATTGATAGGTGCGGCCCGGACGGTTGCGCCCGGAGTAATATCCGCAGAACTCTGCCTAGTATAGCCTGCCATTACCTCTTATCTCCTACTCCGAAGGTAAGCACGAACCCTTGGATAGCGTGGGATGCTTGATCCGCATTTGTCACGAATCGAAGGGACACAGATCGACCAGAACCTGATACGTACTTTCGGATAACTGGTGAGGGTGTACCGTCAAATTCAGCCGTGCCATCGAACAGACTCTCGTTGAACGTGGCTGCTGTACCCGGATCACTGATCTCAAAGTTTGCCGGGTTGAAGGTGTTAGTGTCTTCGTAGTCATAGAGCAGCGAAAAACTGATGTTAGCTGCTGCTGTCGTATCCAGAAAAACCGAGACTACGTGAAGGTTCTTCCGTGTTTCTGTATCGCCAAAGTCGATGAAGGGCGTTTGGAACACCGACACAATCTCTGTGCCATTCTGCGTGTTCCCCAGATCATGATCGTACACTTTGCCGTTAGCATCACCGTGTACGACTGTCTCTGTCTTACCGATATAGCCGCTATCTGCTGCAGTTACAGGCAGACCAAAAAGCGTGGAAAACTCCATTCCAATTCCGCCTTGAGGCTGCTCACGAAGACCGCCTAGAATCCCAGATTCAGCATCCTCATCGAAGAAGTACCTGAACTGTGACTTTCCTCGAATGACAACCGAGGTGAAGTTCTCAAGATCAAAGTCATCAATGTAGTCTTTGATCAGGTTCTGAACTCGCTTCGAGATAGTCTCAAGCTGAACGTCACCGATCTTATCTGTACCTGCAATCGGGCGAATGCCGTCAGGTCCAAGAAAGAGGAGATCACCAGCAACTTCGACTACGCTATCACCAGCCACACATCCGATGTCATCTGTTACAGGCTCAACAACAAAGTTGCTGGTAGAATTACCTGTCAGCTTCTTGATGTTCGTCCGTCCGAAGATGTAGAGCGCGTCCCGGAACGGTTTGATCGCATTGATTTCGAAGCCGACATTGATAGAGCCACCACCGCTAGCAGTGGTAAAATCCTCATCGTCGTTCGACGCAGAGTAGTAAAGAAGCGATTCTTCGCCATCATTGCCTGCTAGGAACAGTCTGTTCTTGAACGCCGCCGCAAACTTAGGCTTGGCGGGGGCAGGGGATGTGCTGATCTCTGCGTAGCTAGCAGTGCCGCTGCTGTTGATGTGATACTTGAATGCGTAGTCTTCGCCGTCGCATCCGACAATCGTAGGGCCAGTCCAGCGATACTTGGTGAAGCGAACCTTCTTACAGCTTGCGCTAATAGAACGGTTGACCGTGTTGAGAGTGTCCCAAGAGCTAGTGCTGTCGTTCCACTTGTAAAGAAAGTTGCCGCCGCTAGATGGGCGTCTTGCGCCTACGATCCCAATCCCATCCATTACGACCAAGCCAAGGACATTGCCTGTGCCAGTCAGCGTACCGTAGTTATGGGTAAACCCATTGATCCGTCTGTAGCCACCAACAAGAGCTGGCTCATAGTTGATCAGACGAATGGCACTACCGGGTGCGTTAGTCGCCTGTGCAAGAACGTCCCGGTTCGTATCCAGACCGCCTCGACAGGACACTTTGAAGGTCTGAAGCTGATCCGGCATTAGACATTCACGATGTAGCTGGTGTTCTTATTAACGACGGTAGACGTAACCTGAGACACAGGCTGCTGAAGCAGACGACGCATCATGTTGATGCCTTCCTCGAACTTCTTCTCGTGCATTGCTGCTGCCTGCTCGTTCGAGCGGAAGCGCATGAGAAACACCATCGCACCTTCAATAATGATGTGCTTAAAGCGATCTGGGATGACAGGAGTGTCGGAAGCGTTACTGAGATCAGAGGGGAACGACCAGTACTTGTACTCGACCGTATACGCCTTATCGGGCGTTGGCGTCAGACCGAACTTATTTTGCTGCGTCTTATAGACATGCGTCGGTTCTGCGTAATCACCAGCCTCTCTCTGATCGTCAGCAGAGCGGTAATATCTTTGATACTGATCGTGATCCATCTGACCAAGCGCACCACCGCTAGTATTCAGTGAAGTGCTAGGCTTCGTATAGAAGCTCTCATAGTCGAGGACTGAAAGATCAGCAGGGAAGTCATACTCCCTAGTGCCTGCGGTCAGCACCTGTTCATATACAACAACCGTAAACGGCCACTGCTGCGCAGACTGTAGAATATGTCGAATAGCATTGTTCACAGCGTCTTTCGCAAGACCCTGAATATTGCGTGTGGTGCTGAAGTCAGATTCAGCAACAGGCACTTCGTTAATGCGACGAAGCACCTCGTTAGTCATAGAAAGAAATGTAGCCATCACGCACCTACAGAAATGGGAGAGGCAGCGTAAACTGCCCCTCCCTTCGAACGATTACTCGCCGAGGTTGTAGTTCAGCGTAACCAGAGCTTCCGGACGCAGAATCTTCGCGCCATACATGTGCAGGCCACGAACGATGTCTGAGAACGAGTCAGGGTCACGATACGTCTCGGTCTTGTTGATCTTCTGGGCAGTTGCCACAGCAGAGTCATGACCAGCAACGACCACACCAAAGTTGGTTTCAGAACCAGCCGCAGCAACAGTAGCCGGACCAGTACCAACAGTAGGCAGGTTGTTGGAAACGTACATGCGGAAGCCGCGAAGCTGACCGGCCATACGACCGTTGCGCAGCGCGTCACCTGCATCTTGACCACCAGCGAAGTCGTTGTTGATCAGCTTCGAACCGGAGTCCATCAGCTTCTCGACAAAGATCGGGTCAACAACCATCCAGCGACCTTCGGCAGGGACATCGCCCTGATCCATGATGCGCTTCATGCGGTTGATTGCTTCCAGCGGGTCAGTCTTACCCGAAGTGCCACCACCAGTGACAAGCGGAACTGCGGTTACTTCAGAAGCAACGCCAAGGTCCGAACCACCGAAGTCGGTGATGTCGAGCTTGTTAGCTGCCAGAAGTTCGTCAGAACCGGACGAAGAGTTAGCCTTCGTGCCACGAACAGTGGTGTTGCGGGAGTTACCGTCGAAGCCACACAGATACGTCAGAACGTCTGCGTCGTAGCTGTCGCGGATTTTGTACGCCGCACGGTCAGTTGCCAGCTCCATGAAGTTCACATGGGTGATGGCATCTTCCAGATCATCGAGCTTGAACGAGAAGTAGTTCGCCATGTCGATGATCATCGTGAAATCGGCATCAGTCAGAGCTTGCTGAGAGATGTCAGTACCACGAGTGTAGGCGTTGACAGTGATGTCCGGCTCTTTGATGATCCGGACGGAGTCGCCAATGTTAGCGATTTCACCGAAGTAATCATTGTTAGTGATGTCTTCGATGACCGAGGTCTTACGGAACGCTACCTGCGCTTTCTTGCTGAAAATGATCGGCGAGAAATTGCCGTTGGTAAACTGTCCAGTAAGACCGGAAGTGGTTGCGGAAATTTTAGTACCTGCAGCCATTTTTTCCTCCATCAGTCTTAGAGAAAGTTACACGAAAGGGCAGCACCACCACGGTACTGTCCTGCAAGAAATCCCCAGTGCGTTCAGAGGTCTTAGCTGTGTCAGGTTACCTTTGGCCGAGGGGCTGACTGCTCAGAGTGTTCTGAATGAATGCGGTTTCTTATACGATTTCCGGAAATGCGTAGCCGCGAATGCGGGGGCATAAGGGGGCAGACAAGCTGCCCCATTAAGTAGCCATAGTTATATACTATAGCTTGTTGTTTGTCAATAGTAATAAACTACTATCAACCTGAAACGTCGAAGATGAATCTGCCTTCTTCCATTGCGGCAGAGATTTCATCTTGCATACGCTCATACTGTTTTACCGACATGGCAGCGACCTCAGATTCCAAGATCGTACCTTTCTCTTTCGGCATTTGTACGTTGGAGCGAACAGAAACGTCCATTGCAGCGTCACGATCTGCATTAGAAGGGCGACCTTTCTTCTTACCTGCTTTGGTAAGTCCCATGTCAGCCTTGTAGAGATCGATTGCACGAGCAGCAGACTTGGCGTCAGCTTCATTCTCGTACAGTGCCTGCTGCACCCACTTAGGCTGCTCTTCAGCCCAGTCGTGGAACGCATCGTCGTCTCGAATTTGCTCGAAGTCTGGATGGATGTTCAGAAGCTCTGCCTCTGCTTTGTCGCGAGTTGCAGCATTCTGCATCTCATCAATCTGCTTCATCCGCTCTTCGAGATGTGACTGTTGCTCTTTCGCCTTCTTCGAGGCAATCGTCTCAACAATCGCAGCTACGTCCGGATACTCCTTGGCCCAAGCGTCGATCTCTTCTTCCGACTTAGGAAGTTTGATCTGCTCTTGAGCTGTCTGCGCAAGTTGCGCCCGGATATCCGCTAGCTCTTTCTCAAACTCTGCCTTCTGCTTCTGCGCATGGCGACGAAGATCGCCGTAACGCTTCTTGAAGGTCTTCTCTTCAGCAGACAGGTTCGCATCATGCTCAGCGATTTCCTGTTCTTTAGCTTCCGCTTCTGCCTGCTCTTCGCCAGCGAGTTGCGCTTCCAGTTCTTCCAGTTCACGCTCTTCGTCTTCGACGGTCTTGGTGTTCCGGTACATCATCGGACGTACCTTTACTTTCTTCTCTTCTTTGATGGCAATCTCAGCCATGTCTTACTCCGTAATTGGGGCTACCGTAGCCTGTGCAGGGGGATAGGTTGCCAATTATGAGGACTATTTTCTTGAAGCCAGTCCTCTACGCTTCTTCTTCTTCTTTACCAGTGCGCCTTTGTTCAAGCCAAAGAACCCACCCGGTCCAGCACCAGTGAATGAATCGCCACCACTCGGTGTACTGCCATACGTGCTTTCAAAACCGCCACTTGAAAAATCGTAACTGTTGCCGCTGTAGTTATTATCGTCACCATCGTCAGTATTGGTATTGATATCGCCGAAGTAACTGCTGTCAGTTACTGCGCCCGGTGGTGGGTCTTGAGGGCCAGTACCGTCTGGCACAGTCGGGAAGCCATCATCAGACGATCCGGGTGCACCGCTATCATCGTCATCAAAGAACGGATCATCACCCGAAATGCCACTAGGCGGCGAAAGAATGCTGCCCGGACCGGGAGGATCATCGTTGCTATCACCAATTTTACCCATCGTGATATCGGGCATACTCAGACCACCCAGACCACGATCATCGCGTGTAGGCTTAGGCTTCGGTAGGCTCATGTCAGCGAACTGACCCGACTGGATTTCGTCAATAGCATCAGAAATCTGCTTCAGCTTCGCTGCGTCAGTTTGAGTAGCACCCGGAAGATTGTACTGGTTGGGTGTTCCGGATAGAGCTTGACCGATGATGGCATAATCTGCGTCTGTGAACTCCGCAGAAGTCTTACCCAGTATCTGAGCAATATTGCCCTCAATCTCGTTAGGCTTACCGCTGCCCAACCCAAGTGCAGAAGCAATGCTATCGCCTAGCCCTACCTTCTCTGAGTTGTTCTTGACGAACTGCTCACCCATCTTCTGAAGATTGGCTTTTTCGATCAGTGCCTTGTGAATCTCGTTGCCAGCAGCAGGGTTGCCAAACTCTCCACTACTGAGGTTTGCCTGACGCTCTCGACCCTTTGCCACGCCCTCTGGTGTAAACGCCCCAAAAATAGAACCAACACCAAATCCATCCAGACCTACGCCAATCCCTGCGGCTTCTTCTTTGGTCAGCGTAACCTTGCCGTGTTCTGGATTCTCCAGTGTCACGCCACCATCAAGGCTGTAGCTGACATTCCACTGTTCGCCGCCGACTACTCGACCTGCTTTAGAGTCGATGTATCCGCCTGTTGTAATGACTGCACCAGACTTGACTGGAGGTTCGTTGCCGCTCTCTTCCTGCCGCTCTGGTTGTTGCTGTTGCATTTGAGGCGGTTGTGGCGGAGCTGAACCATCATCGCCGTCGTCTGTACCGTCATCATCTGCTGGAGGATCACTTCCTTCTGGGTAAAAGCCCTCTGGAACTTGCGAAACAGGCGCACCGTTTATGTGCATGATGATGATCTTGCGACCTGCTTCGTTCACATAAGTGACGATCTCCGCAGTATCGCCGTCAGTACCCATCAACTCCCTGAAGGACTTGTAACGCTTTTCACCTTGGACATCACCACCTTCAGCCATCTCTAGCTCTGCAACCATGACGGCTGGCATGTCCATGTCGTCTGGAATATCAAACACCGCAGCAGGGGCTGTGTCTTCCATCA